CCATGCCGCCCATCATAGGATGGAACGAGCCCATGCCCATTCCCATAAAAGGATTCTGGTACGGCATAGGACGCTGAGAAGACCCCATAAACATCTGACTGAATAACTGACTCGCCTCCGGATGCTCCGATTCCAACTTCGTTGCAAACTCCTGAAACATCGGCAGTTTAGTTAAACTCGCTAATCCGCTAAACGGCATAGGACGTTGCGTCATATCAGGCTGCGGCGATATGTCGGGTCCAGCCGTCGGGGTAGGCGGTCTGTTGCCGGGGACGTTCGGGCCGCGAGTGTCAGGCATGCCCGTTGCATCTTTTAAGTTTCCAGAAACGCCCGCTAAACCGTTGAGAGAAACTTTATTTCCAAAACCATCCGATAAAAGTGCCCCGCCGCCATATCCCGCCGCTTCCGCAGCGGCTAAATTAGCAGGACGACCAAACTTTACAAAATCCTCATAACTCATCCCCTCGCCCGGACCTACATAACGACCCATATCCCCCGGATCTCGAAGAGTACTCTTGAACGCATAAAAATCAGCCTTGTCAGGGTCTTGCGTAGGCGGCGTTAAACCCAGAATTTTTGAAATATCCTGATCAGCTATAAAGTTAGGATCACCTTTTATCTCCGGTCTTCTTGGATCATTAACAAAAAATCCATCTGAAAGAACGTGGTCCATCAGACCTTGCGACCTGCTTCCGTAGCCATCATTGCCTAAGCCTGTAAACCCTTCGAACCGAGTTCCCTTATAAGGATCCGTCGGGGTAGACGGTCCTATCTGTGCTGGACTAACCATTATAAATCCCCTCCTAAGCTGCCAACACCCTGAAAATTACGCAACGGATCCACACTTGTACCACGGCGAAGCTGAATGTCCAACAACTCAGGAGGTGCCTCACGAGAAGGTGCCAGCAAACCCATAGCCTGTGACATCACACCTCGCTTACCACGATCCAAACTAGCCATAATCCCCGCATCAACCAAATCTACCGTCTCCTCATCACCATACGGTAAATACTCAAGGCCCGAGAACCGAGAACCATAGTCAGATATACTCGTGCCAAACTTATCCTCCGGGTTATCCCGACCACCACTCTCCAAAAACCGCCGCATACCCTTGCGACCACCCAAGTGAGCCATAGCCAACAACGAACTAGGCGTAACCTCAACACCACCAACAGTCTTGCCAACATAGTCATCTAATCCAAACTCCTCAACATAATCCAATATGTCCCGCTCATGCCAATCCATCGCCTGCTCCTGCAATGCAGGACTGCGCAAAAATTCATCCCTCGAAACATCCCGACCCAAAAAATCCTCAAACTCACTAAAACGAGCAGGACCAAATTGATAACCACCAGAATAATCACCCTGAACAACACCATAATCACCGCTGCTCTCACTACCCAATAATTTACGTCGGAACTCGGTCATCGCTTCTTTCTCATAAAAACCCAAATGAAATTATACCCGAAATAATTTGAAAGCGATAGGGGCCTCAAAGGCGGGATTCCCTATAGGGGAAAAACCCAATAAAATTATATCGCAATGAATTTACAAAACCAACATTATACAGACACCAGAGACACCGCACCGCCCAAAACGGGGGGATGGGGGTAGCAAGAGTCCCGATCCGTGCACCCAGATTTGCCAAAGTAACCCCCAACGTTGCAAGAAACGTAGAGTCGCCTGTTAACCGAGCAAGCTCGGGGCGACGAGAAGAAAAGACAACGGGCCTTCAGCCCGTGCGGTATCCGAACCGCAGTCGGCCAACGGCTATAGCCCCGTTGGATCAGGCACTTAGAAACAGAGGAGCCGTACCGATATGCGCTCTGACCCGCGCCCGATCTATCTCCACTGTACGGCGATGTCGCACTGCGCCGGGAACATCCTTCAGATGTTCTCACGCCTTGTGCACATCGTCGTGCAGCGGAGCCTCTTGAGATCGGTCAGTCGGATCAGGTGCGCCAGCTATACACACACACATTTTGAATGATACCTCTGGTGTGCCCTTCGTATTTATGCGTCGTCAACCCCATCACGTTTATTGTGTCCTTGCGGACTCATTCTTTTTGATGGGGTCGGAAGGTCACGGTGGACGTTAGGTCATTTGTATTGGACGTAACGTAACCTTGAGGCCCCAACAGATCTCTTTTGCTCTGGCGGACTTGCGGGCCGTAGTGTCCTCGTCCGGTGAGCAAATATGCGAGGTCAGTCTCAAGTTTACGAAACGTCAAATCCAAATTACCTTACGTCAACCGGGACTACCCGAGCGGGGGCGCTCGGCTTCCTTGACCATTCCCTCAACCCAAACAGGAATCAACGGAAAAAAGAATTCCGGGCAACCCTTCTCCAAGCGTGCTCCGGGCCGCCCGGAATCCTTTTTGCATTTAAACTCTGTTAGGGATCTCGGCGCGATAAATTCAAATTGCAAACCGTAGGCATCATCACAAATGTGTGGTGTGTAACTCAAGTATAGGAAATATCAACATGGATATCACAGTACTCAGATTGTCAGACGAAGTAAGCGAAATCAACCGGGCTCTGCGCCTCCTCAACTACGACTGGACAGACTTCGATTGTATGGTCGAAGGTGACGGGACAGGGTTCGACGCGCAGCATGTAAGGTTCAAGCTCTACTATCGCGGGCTACCAACAGGCGACAGCAAGACGGAAACATGGAAGTTCAACTTCGATGGAGAGTACAACCTCCAAGACAACCTGCATCAAGTCACTGAAGCTATCTTGGACTTCGTTCAGAACCTTCCAACAGGCGACACGCTCAAGCAGCAACACATGGTTCGACTCTTCGAACAAGGTGGTCGCCTAGCCGAAGAGCTCGGGATCGACGAGGATTTCATCAACCCGCTGGTCGGGATCATGGAAAAGTTGGCAACCAATGCCATCACTCATCGCAAGTAATTCAACCGGGGGCTGCGGCCCCCACCAACCACAGGAGGCGAACATGCCACACAAACCACCCTTCAGATTCATCTCAGATGCAGCACATGGCTGGCTCGAAGTGTCACGCAACGACCTAGCCGTCATCGGACTATCCGAAGCGGACTTCTCAGAGTTCAGCTACAAGCTCGGCGGGATGCTCTACCTCGAAGAAGATTGCGACGCAGCAACGTTCATCGGGACATACGAGGCAATCCACGGCCACACGCCGCGCTTCACCGAGCACGATCACGGTAACTGGTCGCGCATTCGTGGCTTCCAACGGGTCGAGAACCCCAACTTCAGTTTCTCGCTAGACTTTGCACCCATCCAAAACGAAGAGGTATAACTCATGGATAACCCAATCGACGCTTTCATCAACGCAATCGTGGACGGACTCAAGAAGCACGAAGGCTTCAAAGAGTTCATCAAAGAGCACAGCGGAAACAGTTTCGACGATGGCGATTTCTGCGACATGCTTCGGAACAACTCGTATGAAGTCAACGAGGTCGCGCTCGAGTACTTCGACATCGACAACTACAGTTCCGAAATCGTTGGCATCATCGACAGTCATATCGACGACGAGTTCATGTCAGACCGCATCAAGGGTCTGGAGTGGGAGATCCAAGTAAAATGACAATCGAGATCGTACCGCACAGCGGAATGATCGTGATATCAGACATCATCGGCGGGTACTTAGTGACCCGTCGGTACATCGGATACACGAAACCTGAAGCAATCAAATCATTCGAAGAGGAACACACATGAGAAAAGAAACGTACAAAATTGCACATGCGTTTCTAACAGGGCGGCCCGCAAAGGCTGCCCGAACGCATACCGACGGGCAAACAGTCTGGCTGCACAACAACCGTATCGCATGGCGCAATAGAGACCATGACGTTTGCTTCACCCTAGCAGGGTGGCCCACCGTCACAACACGCGAGCGTATCAACGGACTGCTCAACGTCTTCGGACAGTCCAGATGGGGCGTCACCCAGCGCAAGCACGAGCAGTACCTCACCTTCTACGACCACCTGTCAGGCGTAGAACATCTGGAACCAATAGGCGACAACGAAGTAATCAGCTTCAACTGCCTGCAAACTTTCGAGAAGGAATACAAACTATGCTAACTGAGATCGGACTATTTCGCACACCCGAAGACTGGGATGAAGTAATGCACTGGATCAACCTGCACAACCCAGAGGATCGAGCACACCTCGTTACCGCTGCCGCCATGACTTGGAACCTAGCGGCTAAACTCACCAACACACAAAAGGAAACGGAAGATGCCTAAACTAATGTCATACTGGACCGACGACGAGATCCGCGACTACTACGATCAAAACCCTAACATCTCAATCCTGACATACGCCGGGATGCTCGGACTGTCAGGAGGTGAGCTCAAGGATATCCTGATGACAGACGGTAGCGCCGTCGATAAGGAAGAAGAGGCCATGGCGGAAGAAATGGGAATGTACTGCACCCCATACAATCCACAGGAGGACGAGGACGAGTTCGAAACCGAAGCGCCAACAACGCGCAACTACTGGTAACTAACGGGGGCTTCGGCCCCCAACTTTTTAAAAAGTTTTAAAAGGAGTTGCCTGTTAACCTCGCAAGCTCGGGGCAACAAAGAAGAAACGAGTTATTGTGTCCTTCGGACTCTCTATCCTAGTTCCCATCCCCGGCAAGCCCGGGGCGGGAACCCGCCGCGCCAGAGTCGCAAGGCTCAGGCGCGAGCCGCAAGGCATAAAATCAGCGGCAGCAGAGCCGCAAGGCCGCGAAAAGAGACGCAAGGTCCTCGAAACTCTGCCCCTCAGCCCCTTCAATCCCCTTTTCAAGGAGCTCGGGCCCCTTATCTCCCCCAAATAAATATACTTTCTTGGTAGAGAGGGCCTTTACTAAGTAAAAATTATTGCCCCCGCGAGCCCAATACGCCATATTCCACGCAATTTGATGCGGAGATATTTTTGGTTTATTATTTTTCGTTACTTTTAGCTCCGCCCAAAAAGCAATACCATCCCAGATTGCATGAAGGTCAGGAACACCACCGCCATGCTTGTTTTCTATGCGGGTTGCGAAGCATTTTTCAGGCAGATTTTTCCTGATCGTGTTCCAAAAGTTGGCCTCCGGTCCTCGGCTCATCCGTTATATCCTCATATGATCCCTCGATTGTGAATGCTTGAGGGTATTTCTTTTGTAAATCCGACAGCCGAGCCACAATCTCATCGCGGGATAGCTGATCAATCTGGTTGATATTCTCACGACGATCCACAGTCAAACCACCCAATGCTGCGCGGATTTTTTCTGCATTGATAGCCGCTGAAAACTGGCCCGCGTCCTCCGCGCCTTCGGAAAGTTGTTGAAGACGTTGTAGCTGCCCAATGGTTGTCACCCCGTAGCGCCGTTCTCGCTCCTCCCTGAGCTCCTTTATGTATTCGAGCACATGAGGATAGTCTCTGCCGTTTAACAGCACTGAGGCGCGTTGGTTTGCGAGATCAGCGGCATATCCTGCCTT